ACTTTGATGCTAAACATTTTTTAATAGATTCGGGTAATATAAGATTAGGTAGTAAAGATGCTAAAGAATCTATAGTCAAAGGAGATACACTTTTATTTCATTTAGATAGTATATTAAAAGCTTTAATTCAAATGACTGCTATAATGTCAACATCTCAAATCTATCCTAATGGAGTTCCAAAGGCAGATATAGAAAAGAACAATGCATATTCTAACATTAATACTACTTTAGGATTAATACAAGAAGATTTAGAATCCATCTTATCTAAAAATGTTAAAACTATATAATGGCAGAAGTAGTACCAAATAATGGAGAAGAAGAAGTACCTGTTTATATAGTTAGATCATCCGTTCCTGGTGGTCTTAGAGGTCAAATTTATTTTGAATTTAGAGATGGACTAGATGGTCAAAGGGAATTAGGGGGTATAGGAGAATTAAACCAAGATTCATATAATACAGAGGAAATTATTTTTAGTTCAGTAGGAGAAAGTTCTACAGATTTTAATTATAGAGGTATAGGAGATTCTATACTACAACAATTAAATAACCAAATACAAGAACTTGATGGAGTAGATGAATTTGGTGTATTATCTATAGTAGAAACACAAACAGAACCACCTCAAAATTTTTATGATTATACTATCACGGGAAAAGTAGTAGATGGATTATCTAAAGAACCTTTAGAAGATGTTTACATAACGGATGATGTTAAAAGTGTAGGGTTAGTAGGTAGTAATATAAATTCTGAACCTACTGGAGATTTTAGATTAGATGGAGAATATTTAAAAGAAAAAACTTTTAAAATAACCTTTTCATTAAATGGTTATACAACAAAAACTATTAATCCTTTTACCAAAAAAGGAAATTTAAATATTTTACCAAAAGATATAGGAGTTATAGAATTACTTACAAGCTTACCTAGTAAAAAAGCTACAATAATAGAAGTACCATATACAGAACCTCAAATTCAAACCATAACTATAGCTGAAAAATTAAAAGATCCACAAGGTTTTTTTACTGATGAATTTTTACAAAGATTAATTAAAACTATAAAAACAACTTTACTACCTTTTGCTTTAGTCCAAATAGCTAAATTTGGTATTACTAATGCAAAAGAAGCTTTAGGTAAACCTATAGAAGAATTAAATACTTCCTGTCCTACTAATTTAGAAGACTTAAACCAAATTATTGAATTAAAAAATAAATTAACTAAACAGTTAAATAATCTTTTCAATAGTTTAGAAACTATTAAAATTGGGGTAGAATTTGCTGACCAGATAATAAATGTAGCAGATATTGTTTTTCAAACATTAAGCACTTTAGTATTATCCTTCCCATCAATCCCATTTGCACCCGATATTACAAAAGCTTTTACATCAAAAATACCTCAGCTAGGAAATAAGTCAGTTCAAGAAGTTATAGCTATAACTTTAGCTAGCCTAAAAATTCTTTCGGCTTCTACTCTTTTAATATTAACTATATTAATTGAACTACTTCAACAAGTTTTAAACTATTTATCTTTATTAGATAAACTAATACAAAAATGTGCTATTGATGGAGCTTTACCTCAAGAATCATTATCTGAAGATTTATTACTAGCTACTCAGGGACAGGCAGAACAAGGATCTCCTACAGTTACTAATGTAAATGGATTTGAAATGGGGGTTTTATCTGTAGAAGGCGCAACAAATAGTGGTTTAAAAAGAAAAAGAGCCACTGCTAGAAATAAAGATGGAGTAATTATGCTTCAAGGGGAACCTTCATTTTCTTCTAATGATCAAATATTAATAGATGAATTAGTATTTTATATTAAACAAAATAATTTAAAAGCAGATTAATTTAATATTTATAACAAACACAAACATGAAAACCGAAGCACTTAAAAAAATAATAAAAGAAGCCGTTAGAGAGGCTATACAAGAAGAGCTAAAGGAAGTTTTACTAGAAGCAGTTAAAGCACCTAAAGCTGTAGTTACACAACCAATACAAGAAAGTATTACATCAACTACACCTGCACCTGTTACACAAACACCTAAAAAATCTTTATCCGAACAAAGAAAAGCATATATGGATATTATAGGCGAAACGGGATTAAATATGAATAGTACACATGCTCAAGGATTTGGCAATCAACCATTTAATCCTACAGGCAATATAGATACTACCTCAGTAAATGGAGGCTTACCTGCGGGAGAAGTTAATATGGATCAAATAATGGGATTAATGACTAAATAATGGCATTTAATGCACAACAAATATTTCCAATAGACTTTAATAAAAGTGCTGCCGTAGGAGTAGATATACCTTTCTCTGCACCTGGGGTATTTAAACCCAATTATACTACAAAAGCAGCTACAAAAAATAACTTAATAAACTATTTTTTAACCAACCCAGGAGAAAGACCATTAAACCCTACATTTGGAGGAGGATTAAGAGCTTTTATATTTGAACAAATTACTACAGATAATTTAGATTTTTTAGAAGAACAAATATCCTCAGATTTAAAAACATTTTTTCCTAATATTAATATAATAAATTTAGAAATACTAAGACAAGAAAATAATAATATTATTACGGTTCAATTATCATACAATGTAATTAATACTAATATTAGTGATACACTAGAAATAGACTTTACATAATGACAAACATAAAAAGAGACATAAAATATTTAAACAGAGACTTTTCTGATATTAGATCTAAGTTAATAGAATTTTCTAAAACTTATTACCCTAATACCTATAATGATTTTTCTCCAACATCACCAGGTATGATGTTTATGGAACAAGCAGCTTATGTAGGTGATGTAATGTCATTTTATTTAGATAATCAATTACAAGAAACATTTACTACTTTAGCTAGACAAACAAATAATTTATATGAGTTAGCCTATATGTTTGGTTACAAACCTAGAGCAACAACTGCAGCCCAAACTACAATTGATTTATTTCAACAAGTTCCCTCTAAACTAGTAAGTGGAAACTTTGTACCTGATTTTGATTACTCCTTAAATATAGAAGAAAATAGTATAATAACCTCAGCAGAAAACCCTACAACTAATTTTCTAATTCAAGATAAGTGTGATTTTTCTTTTTCAAGTTCTTTAGATCCAACTGAAATTTCAGTATATAGCACTTCGGGGACTGAACCCCAATATTTTTTATTAAAAAAATCCAGAAAAGTTATTTCAGCAACAGTAAATACTGAAACTTTTAATTTTGGAGCTCATACTCAATTTCCAACAATAGATATTACTGGAGATAATATTATAAAAGTATTAGATATTATTGATTCAGATAATAACAAATATTCAGAAGTAGATTATCTAGGTCAGGAAATGGTATTTGATAGTATTAAAAATACTAATACAAATGATCCCAATAATGTAGCAGATGAGGGTGAAGTACCTTATCTTTTACAATTAAAAAAAGTGCAAAGAAGATATGCTACAAGATTAACCTCAGAAACTAATTTACAAATACAATTTGGAGCAGGCAATCCAAATGATACAGATGAATTAATAACTCCAAACCCAAATAATGTAGGTATAGGTTTACCATTCGAACAGGATAAACTTACAACAGCATTTTCCCCTACAAACTTTTTATTTACAAAAACTTATGGAATTGCTCCTACTAATACAACTCTAACAGTAAGATATTTAACAGGTGGAGGAGTTGGAGCAAATGTATCTAGTGAAGATTTAACTAATTTAAATACTACTAATACAAAATTTAATAATTCAACTCTAGATTCTACCACGGCAAATTATATATTTGGGACACTTGTTTCAACAAATCCTAATGCAGCTGATGGTGGTGCTGCTGGAGATACTATTCAGGAAATTAGACAAAATACTTTAATGCAAATAGCTGCCCAACAAAGAACAGTTACATTAGATGATTATATGGTCAGAGCATTAAGTATGCCTTCTGATTTTGGAACTATGTCCAAAATTTATATAGAGAAACCTACATTAGATAATCAAACATCTTCATTAGAAACCTTATGTATGTATGTTTTAT